CGCACTGTGGCGGCGTCAATAACTGAAGCAAATACCGTGCCTAGTGTTGACCCGTCGGTAGTAACCGTTACGCCCGACGGCGCCCATACGTCAACTGAAGTTGTAGCCCGTAGTTCAATATCTGCACCTGATTGCAACAAAATATAATCCTGCACGTTTGCGTTAACAGTTTCGGCGTCAATGGCAAAATTGCCAATAGTCTGAACGCCAGCGCCAGTTGTTGCTGTGGTTGCTTCATATAGGTAGAACTGTGATTCGCCCGTACCTTCACGAATTGTTAGCTGACCATCATCATTGGTAATGAATGCAGGCGACTTAGTGCCAGGGTTGGTTTTATCGGTTAGCAGCAGCTCAGGCAGGCCATGCGCTAATCGAACTTCAGTCAAGTCAACGCTGCGTGCAATTGAAACTGACGCCGTGCCAGTAGCTGCGCCCAGGGTAATGGTGCCGCTGGTTACGGTAGTAAATTGAAATTGGGTAGTGCTTGGGGTTGCAGTAATTAGCCAGGTGCCATTCAACGCCGTGTAACCTGCTGGCCCTGCTGATAGCGCCATAGTCACCGACTGACCCACTACAAAGTTATGCACCGCCGACGTGTTGACTGTTGCGGTAGTAAGTGCGCGTGACACGCTGGCTACCGCTGCAGCAGCAGCCTGAACCGTTACCGTCAACTTTAAATAGGCAGCGTCAGCTGGTGCGGTGGTGTTTATTAGGTCAGGGGTAGTTGCGTAAATGTCAGGCGCAGTAATGCCAATGACGCTAGTAAATTCATTAAACGTATACAGCGCACTGCTAAACGCTGTGCCGGTGGTAGTAGTTTGGTCGACTTTGTAAAACTGGCACGTGAGCTGCAGCGTACCCTGTGAAGACACGCTGCCGTTATCGCAGGTGGCTTCAGCGTAAAAACTGAATGACCGCGACGCTGATGACGCCACTGGGATAAATCGCGTTAGGGTTCCCGAATTGCCAGTAAGCGTTCCTGAGGCCACGGTAAAACGCACCACACTGTTTGACGCCGCGCCAGTGTCATAAAAAATTGCTGCACTAATGCCAGTGCCTGGCGACCATGACCAATACGGCAGCGGGTTATCAGTGGTTATGTCAGCGTCAGGGTCGGGCGGCAGCGCAGTAAAGGTACCGTTGGCTACGCCAGCTTGCACTTCCCGCAATACAGCACTGCCCAGCAGCGTTGACGTTTCGCCACTGCTGCCAGTGTCGATTAGCGTTAGGCCGTCAGCGCTGACGATACCGCCCGTGCCGGTGTTGAGTTCAACCGCGTCAGTACCAAACTTTTCAATGCCCATGTAACCCCCCGCTACCCAATGTCTTGCCTAATTAGTTTTGGCAAGCCCGTACGCTTTGCACGCTCGCAGCTAATGTCAAACTTCCTAATGAAGCTGCCTGGTTCAAAGCTCATGCTAATGGCTTCAATTTTGTACAGGTCGCCTGCCAGCCCCATTGCCAGGTTGGTAATTTTCACATACTGGTCGCATGACCAGCCGCTGACTAGGCTGAACGGTGTGGCTGCAGCCTGAGCATACCCGCTGACATAGCCGTATTCATTCGCACCAGTGCCTGCACCGCGCACGCTAAAGGTGATTGAACGCAGTGGCGCCATGCGGTAGGGGTAAGCGTTGGTGCCGAAAAACGCGTCAGCCAATTTGTTAATGCGCGCACCACGCCCAACGTTGACGCGAATGGTGGTAGCGGCCTGCACCAGCCCACCGGCTAGCGGCCCCTTACGCTCAGTGCGTGCGCTGCCCTGTGGGCTTGCCAGGTCATACTGCCGCAGCTGGGGGTCAACCGTGTTGGTGTCATAGTTACTGTCGGAATTTTTCAGCACAAAGCGCAGGCGCTTCACAATGCTGTCATGGTCAAGCCCTATGCGCAGGTCACGTGCTACCAGCTTTGACGGCACCGTAGTGCTACCAACTGTTTGCTGACTGGGTACGTCAACAATTTGAAATGGTGCAGTGGCGTAACTTACCGCTGCAGTATTGACCGTGCCGTAACGTAGTCGACCGTCGGGGCCAACGTTATACCGGCGCACCAAACCGTCAACCGCAGCAGCAGCTTCAGCCACGGCGTCAAGCGCACCGCGCAATGTGGTTGGTTTAATTTCAACGCTGACGCTAGCGCTAGCGCTGCCACGTCGGGTGAATCGCTGCTGGCCAGTAATCACGCTGGTATTCACAATGGCGCGGGTGGCGGCTTCCTCAGTTGCGCTGGCAGCTTCTAGGCGCTTATCAACAAAGCGCAGTATTCGGTCAATCACGTCAAAGTCAGTGCCGGTAAAATAGAACGTGTCAGTTTGCTGGGCAAGCGCAGCTGAACGGCTGGTGGCTGGTACGTAACCCGTTGAAGTAATGCCCTGGTAAAACGGGATTTTTTCTAGGAATGCCGACGCGTTACCAGCGGTTAATGTTGCGCGTGTACCTAAACCGTTTTCAAGTGCCTGCGCCTGAATGTCGACTACGTAGCCCAGAAATTCAGTAGTGCCGCTGGCGGTAAAAATTACCTTAGCCATGTCATGCACGCCGGCACCAGTGCTGGCGTTATACGCCTGCCACCACGGGCCAGCCGCTGGGGTCTTCACCTGCACTACGTCAAACGTTAGGGCTGCACCCTGACCGCTGCCGTCGGCAGTGAGCTGCACGCTGTCACACAGTACGTACGGCACGGTTGGGGTGGCGGTGCTGTAATCGTCAAGTATGTTGGCGCTGCCGTTGACGCCGTCAACCACAATGGTGAATGGGTGCGTGGCCACTGGTTAACGCCCCCGCGTGTTGGTGATAACCGTATATGCCGAACCCTGGGCGTCATTGACCGCATCAACCACTAGGGGTATGTCGCTGCTCAGCGTAATGTTAATACCGCCACCCATGCGGGTGTAGTAATCAGCTTGGGCTGGCGTATAGCCAGGCAGGGCGCTGGTCGGCGTAACGCCTGGGGTTGGCGCAACTGGCAGTGTTGGGCTACCACCCATGCGTAGGTAGTAATCATTGGCACCGGCACGGCTGACGTCAGCAGCTTTACCAAATGCTTTTAGGAAGTCATCAACAGCGGTAATAAGCCCAGCAATACCGCTAGCAATGTTAGCAATAGTGTCTACCAGCAGGTCAAGCAATCCCCCAATGGCATTGACAGCAACAGCTAGTGGCCCCTTACCGTCGCCCCACAGTGTGCCGACTAGGTCACCCAGCACTGTCAGCAGCCCACCTGGGCCAGTAAACTTACTAATTAAATTGCCAATGCTTACTTTAAGCTTATCAAAAATTGGCCCAACCACGCTACCAACTGAAGCCAGCACGCCGCCTGGCTTTGTCATGTTTTGAATGTTGTCCTGAATGATTGGCCCAAACGCGTCGGCAAAGCCCTTACCAATGTCGGAAATAATCGGGCCAACTACGTCAAGGGCTTTTGACAGTGCTGGCATCGCGGTAGTAGCCAGGAAGTTAGCAGCTTCAGCGGCAATGGGTAAAAACTGCTCGCCAAATTTTTCTATAAGATTATTTGCCGCTATCTGGGCTTTGGCAAATTTGCCGCCAGTGGTGTTGGCAGCAGCTGTTGCAGCGCCGTTATATTTTGCTAGCACACGGTTTACAGCCGACAAGCCCTTAACCTGTTTAAGTTGACCCTTCACTAGCTTTTCGGTCGACACGCCGTATTTGCTTAGGGCCTTACCGCCCTTACCTGAATATGCTTTACCGACAGCTATGGTGGCTTCCTCAAGCCCAATGCCAGCGCCAGCCGCCAGCTCAGCCGCAGCGTTTTGAATAGCCAGGGCGTCATTAAAGTTTTTGGTGAACGACGTGGCTTTGCTTAGTGACGCCCTATAGTCATCATCAGAAATAGCCAGGTTGGCCATTGCGGCTTCCTGCGCCGCCATCTTCGCTACGTTTTCATCAGTCAACATGCCGCGCTGTTTAAGCACGGCGTTAAGGGTGGCTACGCTTTTTTCCTCATCAGCTGCGGCTTTGGTGGCTGCAACTGCAAAGCCAGCCACGCCAGCGGCAATGCCAGCTGCACCCAGGGCTACGGTCTTCAGCCCACCGCCAATGCCACCGGCTACCTTACCCAGCTTGCCTAGTGACTTACCAACTTTGCCAATATTGGGCGTGGCTTTATCAACCGCCGTAATGACCATGTTGAGCATGCCACCAGCCATTTAACGCCCCTTACGCTGCCAACGTGTATTGCTTTGAAGTCTGCCTAGTTTACCGTTCAGGTACGCCAGTATGGTTTTATTCAACGTGTCAACTGCGGCTGCGCGTAGGTTTTCCTTATCGGTCACACGGCGTAGGAAGTCATTACCTGGCGTGCGGCCACCGCCCCCACCGCCGGTTGGTCGAGCTGGCGCCACAGGGTACGGCCCTGTAGGGCTGGCAAATGCTGACCAGGGTGCAATCACTGGGCTACGCCCACCGCTGCTAGCGCCACGGTCAACGTGACCCGACACCACCATGTTGCGATACCAGGCGCCCGTACGCCCACGCCCACCCAAGCTGATACCCACCAGGGCGCTAGGTCGGTCAAGCTTGCCACGCCGCGCCACAATGCCCTTACGCAGCGTGCCGCCGGTGCGCTTGGGATTACGCGCACGGCTGGCTGCAGTGGCTTGGCTATTGGCACCAGCCCATACGGGGGCTTCAGCTTTGGCTGGCTTTAGGAAGGTGCGCGCAGCGTTCAATGTGGCAATGCCTAACAGGCGGTTAAATTCACGGGTGTTGCCGCCCTGAAGTATGCCCAACCTAAACGCGTTATAGTCGCCCAGGTCTTCCCATTGCACGTTGACAGTCAGGCCGTTTTTGCCCTGCTCAGTAAACTTAGCCACGCTTGCCACCCTTTACCTGTTTAGGCTGCAGCTCAGTAATCAGTGCGTATGTTTTAAGCACTTCAATTAGCGGCGCGTCGGCCACCACCCAGGGCAGCTGCCCAAATTCCTTAGCCACTAGGTGGTACACAATTTCTGCCGGCGGTACCACTGTCGCCCCTAGCGACAGGCGACGTGCCGCCAGCTTTACGCTTGGGGGAGTGTAGCCGCCTGCTCAGCGTATGCCGTGGCTGCCGCGTCAAGCACCTTTACCGACACGTCAAACAGGTCAGCGGCTGGCTTGCCGTCAAGGTCGGTAAAGTTGTGGCTAACAATCATGCGGGTGAACGCGCCATACTTCACGCCTAGGTCACTGCTGTTTAGGTCGATTAGAATGCGTGCGCTAATGTCAGCCCTAAATTCAGCCTGCAGGCCGACGTATGGCGCCCCAAGTTTTACCGTTACTGTACCCATATTTTCCCCCTTCACTAACTATTGTTTACGGCGTCGCCGACAGTGGCGACACTACCGTAGCTTCAAACACCTTACCGCTGGTGGTGTCATAGCACAGCTCAAAGTCGGCAGTTTCAACAATTGCGCCGCCGTCACCCTCACCGCCAATAACCGACCGGCTGGTAAGCACTGCCGCCAGTGCAAAGGTGAATGAATAGGTACCGTCGGTGGCAGTCAGCCACAAATACTTCACGGTGCCAATGTCGGCTACGGGGAATGCTGCAACCGCTGTTGCATTGCTTGCAACTGTCAGGCTGAACGTACCCGTGAAGCCAGCCTGGTAGGCCACGCCGCCCGAATTTAGGCTGCCGCTCATTGCCATAATTGGCGCGGCGCCTGGCGTCAGCGTCAGGGCAAAGTCGGTAATGAAGCTGGTGTATGCCGTTGGCGTGCCGGTAACTGCGGTGCCATCTTGGCTAATGAAGCTGGTGTGGTACTTCGCGGTAAACAGTCGGCCAGGAATAAATGCCTGGCTGGCAGAAATTGCCGCCGTGTTGGCGTCGGTGCTGGTAGCCAATGCCCGACCAGCCCAGCTGCTGCCGCACTGCAGCAGCCCGTCACTGGCAGCGCTTAGCGACAGCTCAGTGGGTACGCACCCGTCAATGGTGAACTTTTGCAAACCATCTTGAACCAGGAATGACTGCGGTACCAGCGTGTCGACGTCAGTCATTGTTGGGCTATACACGTACGTGTAAGGGCCAGCGCCACTAGGCGTAATTGACTTAAGCGCATTGAAATAAATAGGCAGGTTACGCATGCTCACTGGCGCTTCGCCCAATGTCAGCAGTGGGTTTTTCGCAGTAACCGTGACATTGCCACCCAGCACGCCAGCGCGCACGCCAGCTGAACGGTCAGCGTTAGTGTCAACAGCCACGCCAGCGTCAAGCACGCCCACGGCGTCGGTCATCATAATTTCGCCCGTGGTGCCAGTGAAGCTTGCAGTGCTGCCGAATGCGGCACCCTTCGCAACAATCTTAGTGAATGCGCGTGCGCCCAGCGTTACTGCCATGGTTACTTACCTGCCTTTGTACTATCGGCCAACGCAGCCGGCTTATCGTCAACAATAATAGCCAGCCCCTCAGCCACCAACGCTGCAGCCACATTGGGCGCAACTTCAATAGTTTCACCAGGGCGTGGTGCGTACGGGTTTGTAAAGTCGGGCGCCTTATCTGGCGCAGTAATCTTCACGGTATCAGGCACTGATATTCACCCCTTCAAGTACGGTAATTTCAACCTGGCAGCTGGCAGTGACATACCCCTGGTCAGCCCAGTCGGCTGTGCCAATAGTAGTTGACACCACCGACGCCATAGCCACATACGCAGTACCCAACTGTGTCTGCCCTAGAATCGCGTCACGCAGCCAGGTGCGCCAGGTCACGGCGTCAATGAATCGGCGCCCCAGGTCATTGGCCTGGTCTTGCAGGTACACGGTCACCGTGAGCGGTAGCACCGTAGTTCGATTAACTGACCCGTAGGTAATGCTGTCACTGCCCGACGGGCTAATGACAATTGCCGGCGTGGTTGGCAAGCTGTTGGGCGGCACTGCCCAAACCCTGTGCAGCGTGTAGCCAGTCGGCGCAGTTACCGCTTCAAGCCTAGCCTTTAGGGCGTTCAGCAGGTCAAGGTCAACCACTAGAATGCAAGCCCTTCACGGCGTCGGTAGCCCTCAAGCAATGCGGCAGCCGACGGGTGAATGCTGCGGGTCAGGCGCAGCGTAGTGCCGCCCATGTCACCGCCCCCACCAATGGCGCCGAATGGTGCCGTACGCGAAGCCCACAGCTGCGATGCAATTAGAATTGCGGCCTGTACCACGCCGGCAGGCGCGCCCCCTGGGTATCCCCAGGTGCCAGTCACCCGCACGCCGTTATAGTTGGTGCCAAAGTTTTTGGTGCCGTTTGGGGTCACGTCAATTTCATAATACGGCTTGCCGTCAGCTGCAGCATTTCGGGGGGCTAGCAGCCAGTCGGTTGCTGCCCATACCTGGCTATAGGTATTGTCACCGTCAATGTCAATGGCTACCTGCGTGACCGTCACGGCATTGTCAATTAGGCAGTAGTCAAAACGGGGCGCTGTGTAGTAGCGCACCACGCTGCCGCTGACGGTAAAGCCTGTGGCTTCAACGCCGCAGTACTGGTTTATCATCAGGTCAGCGCTGGTCAGCACGGCCTGTAGTGGGGTATCTAGGCTGGTGTCGCTGCTAGGCACGCCGATGGCTTCCTTCAGCTGGGCGACCGTTGCGTATGTCATTGCTTAGCTACCCCTTTTCTCCCCACCTTAGCCGTGATTGTAGCCCGTTCAGCTGGCGCTTCAATAGTCGCACGCTCAATCAGTGGTGTGGTGTCAACCGCAATTGCGTGACCGTTGGCAATTAGCCCACGTGCCTGGGATTCGGTAAGGTCGATTACCGACCCGACCGGCGGCCAGGGCGTGCCGTCGGCACGGGTGGTGTTGAATCCCATCAGCAGTTTAATTTTCATGTATCCCCCTGCTAATGGTGAAGGGGCGCCAGCCTAAGCCAGCGCCCCTGTCACCAGGCTAACGCCTAACCCTATTGGTTAAACGTTGGCGCCCTTGAAGGTTCTAACGTGCGTTGGGAGAATCAACGCGCCAGCAGCTCGCACCTGCACACGATACGTAATAGTATCGTAGTCAAAATGGAACTGGTCTGACGCCTTGACGTCAACGCCATTCACTAGCACCGACTTGATGGCTGACCCATCGCCGAACGCAATTGACAGGGCCTCATCGCCAGTATCAACAAGCGGCGCACTGTAGACCGGGTAGCCCAGAATCGTGTCAGGCTGACCGTTCAAGCCAGGCTGGAAAATTGGGCGGTTCGTCGTGTCAAGCAACTTCATGACGCCTGCGAGCGTGGTGTCATTCATGAAGAATGCACGCTTAGGCGCACGTCGCCCCTGCTGAGGAACCGAATAAACTAGGTCTACGATGTCGGAATATGTAGGGGTGACAGCTGCACCCTGCTTACCAACCGTGGCGGCAGCCGCAATGGCTGGCCAAAGCACAGCACCGTAGGCAATACCGACTGCCTGCCCAGCACTGGCAGCAATGTACTGCTCAATGTTTAGGCCGGTGTCGACAAGCTCAGCACTGCATTCAACCAACACTGCGTACTTCGCCGGCGTAATGGTCGCCGTTGAAGCTGTGCCGTTTGACTCAGAAATTTGGGCGCCCTCAGAAACCGCTGTAGCTGTCTGCAGCACTGTCTGGCGCGGGAATAGAATCGCACGCCCGTCGCGTACGTTGATAAGGTCAACCACTGACGCGTCAAGCCCAGGGTTCACCGCACCTGCAACAACTGCGACCATGTCGGCAATGTTGGTAGGCGCCGTAAAGTTTGACTTAGTAATGTCACGCATTTCGTACGTGTACTCACCATTGCGCTTTGCAAGCTCAGACAGTGTTGGGGCTTTGTTGGCCTCAACAGCGGCTGGTGCAAACACAGCGGCATGCTCAGCACGGGCAGCGTCAGCAGCAGTACGGGCTTCAGCCGCGTGCTTCTCCGACGTGATGGCGTCAGCAATTACCTTAGCTTCACCCGTAAGGGCGTCAAAACGCTGGGCAGCTTCGCCGGTCAGGGCTTCGCCACGGTCAGCATGGTCGGTGACAATGGCGCTGGCGTCGGCCAGTACCTTTGCACGCTTTTCAGAAAGCTTCTCAATCGACATTTTTATATTCCTATCTTCACTATGGTTTATTGGTTAACTACCCTTCGCGGAGCTACTACCAGGCGAACCACCACCGCAGTGGCGTGTGACCAGGTGCGCGTGCGCTATTGGTTTTCGCTATTCAAGCGCTGCAGCTTCAGTTGCGCTTCAGCCACCGACGGGTGAATAACCCGTGCTGGCTTTGGCCCTAACTTTTGCCGCACCGTTTCAAGCACCTTTGCATCATCTTCGCTAAGCAATTGCCCAGCTTTGACACGTTCAAAGGTATTCATTAGGGTATCGGCGTCAATGCCAATTTTCTGGGCTGCCACTTTACGTACCGTGGCAAGCCCCTGGGTGCTGGGGTACGCCGCCGTGGCACCGCTCAGCAGTGAGCATTCAACCAGGCTGGCTTCAGTAATGCGCCGGTTGCCGTCACTATCCCAGGAGTCACCACCCTTAGGAATGTAGAACCCGAATGACGCCGACATGGCTGCAGCTTCACGCTTCAGCAGGCTAATAATTTTTGCACCGTCAGGGTCATATGGGTCAACCTGCGCCGTCACCTTCAGGCCGCGCTGGTCTTCCTCAAGTACCATTCGACCGCTGGCGGTGCTGGCAAGCATGCGCCCTTCATCATGATTGTGTAGCAGCTTGACAATACGGCGCCCCTGGGCAGCCTGACCAATGGCACGCTTAAACGCGCCAGGCGCAATGGATTCAGTAAACGGCAACCCCTGGCTGGGCTGGTCAAACAGGGCGCTGTAAAATGTCACAGTGCGCTGGCCATCTTCAGTATCAGCTAGCGTGTAATCGCCGACTGGGATACCCCTAGTTTCAAATTCGCGTCGGTCGGTTCTAGTTGGCATGTCATCACCTTCAATACTTTCAACTACGTCATTTGCCCAATCGGTTACACGGTCTGCAGCGCCAGCTTCACTGACTGGCACGCCCCATAGCAGGCCAGCCACGGCGCCGGCACCTGGCCAGTCTGGGTGGCTAGGGTCGCTATTTTGTGCTACCCCTTCCCAGTCACTGCGGTGGCGCGCCACCCATGCGGCAAGTCGCTGCACCTTATCGTCATCAACGGTACCAGCCGCCAGCTGTTTAGCTTCAGTTACGGTTTCTGGCTGCAGCCCATCGCCTGCTAAACCCTGCGCGTAAAATTCAAGGCCTTGAGCTGCCGCATCAGATATATAGCCAGGCACCTTTACGCTAACACGCGTGCCAGTTTTTTCTGCATGGTTGCTATAATTTGTGTAGTCGTCGACAGCCGCCACTGGTGCGGTTGCATCAGGCGCTGGTGCATCTTCAGCCGGCTTATCCTGGCTAATCTTCGCAGCCACCACTTCCTGCCACGTGAAAGCTTTGACCCCAAGGGCGTCATAGGCGGCACGCACGTCAGCGTCATTGTCAATGGCGAAGGTAATTTCTGCACCGTCTTCAACCATCTTAGCGACGTGGTCGGTTTTAAATTTCAGGCCAGTTTCAAAGGGCGTACCCTCAAGGTCATTCAGGTAGACTTCCTCAACGCCAGCCACGCCGTATTCCTGCAGCCATGCGCGTGATTCCTCAAGCCTGTCAATGCTGCGTGCGCTGACCACGTGCAGCTGAATTTCACCTGCCATAACCAGTGCGTTTGTCGCGTCAATCAGCGGCTGGTTTGGTTTGTCATCTTCAAGCACCAGGGTGCCGTCAAGGTCAACAATGATATATGCCATTTACACTTCCCCCTTTTCGGTAGTGACTATGCCCATGTTTAACGGCATGTGGTATTCATCGCCGGCTGGCCCAATCGGCGCACGGTCTTCAAGCTGGCGTACTTCGTTAATTGACAGCATGCCGTTATTCAACGCAATGGCATACGCTTCTAGGCGCTCCTTAGTGGTGGTACGCATTAGCCCGTCAGTGTTGAATTTAATGAATGTGGTTTCGCCAACTATCAGGCGCTGTAGTGCAGCTTCAATGCGCGCAATCATTGGCCCAAGCCCCAGGCGCAGCCATTCAATACCAATGGCTTCAACGCTGGCAAAGCTGGTAGTGGCGTTTGACGCCTGCAACATGTGCAATGGTATGCCGTAAATTCTGGCCACCTGCTCGACTGATATTTGCATGGTTTCGGTCATCTGCATTTTGGCAATGTCAGCCTGCATGGGAGAAAAATCCGCACCCCCCGTTAGCACGGCTACCTGCTGCATGTTGCGAAGCCCCTGGTTACGGCGTTTGAATGCTGAACGTAGGCGGTCAGCCTGGTCAGCTGTCAATTCCCCTGGCACTTTCACGATGCCCGACGGTGCAGCGCCGCCAGCATAAAACGCTGCTGCATATTCAGTGGTGGCTTTGGCCAGCCCTAGCGTGGTGCGGTGCTGGTCAACTGGGCTTAGCCCCTTCAGGTTTTCACCGTAGGGGTAGTACTTCACATGCACAATGTTTTCAGCGCTGTAGCTTGAAACCCCTGCTGCGGTGCTAATCATGTACACAGGGGCGCCATCGGCGCCACGCTTAATGTCAACCTTACGGGGGTCAAGCACGCGCACTTCAACGGGTTCACCCGTGCGGTCATCAAACAACACAAACAGGTAGCCGTTACCTGCCAACATGACGCTAGTGACTAGGCCATGAATCAAATCAAAACGGGTTGCATTGGCGTCAGCTGGTTGGGGGTGGTCAAGCCATCGTGGTCGGGTTACCGGTCGGCGCACGCCACGGTCGCGTAGGTACACCCCGACGGGCAAGCTGGCGATAGTCGACGCGTAGCGCTCAGTCGCGGCCCACACGCTGCTAATGGTGGTGGCTGACTCAGCTGTAATGCTGGTGCCTGCGCTGTCGGGATTGTCGCCCCAATCAAAACCACCAGGCAAGCCACGCTGAATGCTGCGCCGTAAGATGCTCAACTAAACCCCCTGGTTATAACCAATGAATACCACCAAAGCGCCAACAGCAATTAGCGCCGCTGGCGGGAATACCCACCACAGGCCAGTTGCAATTAACGCAATGCCGGTAATTTCTAGCAGCGTTGACTTCACAGGTTCACCCATTCTACGGCTGCCGCCACCTTAGGCGCACCCGACGTGCTAAGTGTGGCAGCCCGACTGAACGCCATGAGCGCTGCCACTAATAGGTCAATACGGGCAGCAGTTGCGCCCTTACGCACTTGCACCCCGTGGCGGCTAGTGTACGGCACCGCATTCGCCACGTGACGTTCTAGGCGTGGGTCACCTGTGTGCTGCAGCTGACCATTCACCACAGCGTCATACCAGCCGCTGGTGGCCGGCACCATACGGGTTGGTGACTGTGGGAATTCAGACACGGGCAGCCCCAAGCTTTGCCAGGATTCCATAGTGCGCTGCCACCTGAATGGGTCGCAGGCAATTTCACGCACGTCATATTCACGGCATAGGTTTTCAATTTTGGCTTCAACTTCCCCGACTGGTACGCGCCAACCCTGGGGCGCTTCAGTCGGTCGTTCCCAATGGCCGACCACAAACACCGCATGGTCAGTTAATCGAACTGCCACAGCCGCCGTGCTATCCCCGCTGAAGCTGCCGTCAAAACCAATTACCACGGCGTCACCCTTTTCAAGTTTCAGGGCTGGGTTGGCGCATTTATCCCAAGCGCTTACTGGCAGGAATGCCTGCTGCCCAGCTACCCATTGCGACAGGCGCTTTACCCTGAATTCATTTTCGGGCGTGCGCTTTTGGGCGCTGGTCAGGTCTTCAATGCTGAGCAGGGGCGTGTCACCCAACAGCCCAGGGTTGGCCTGGTGCCATTTGGCTGGGTTGGTATAGGCGTCGTCATCAGCTTCATACCAGGCCATGCCTAGGGTGGGGTCTTCATGCTCGCCGGTAATCCGACGCCGTGCCAGTTGGTACAGCTGGTACGCAATGGATTCATTACCCGTGCTGTCGATTCGCTGGCCAGGCGTGGTGATAGCCAGAAATAGGGGAGTGCGCCTGGCGCCCATGCTCAAGCTCAGCACTT